TAAAGGTGCAAAAATTTTTTAAAAAATTTTTATGGATTTAAATAAAGTAGACATAAACAAATTACCTGCAGACGTAAGAAAAACTTTTAAAAAACTGCAAGTAATGCATGCAGAAAAAAAGATACAGAACAAAGCTAAAGATGACTTTCTTTCTTTTGTAAAATGTATGTGGCCTGATTTTATAGAGGGGTCCCATCACAGACACATAGCAGATAAATTTAATAAATTAGCAACCGGTGAAATAAATCGTTTGATCATTAATATGCCTCCTAGGCATACTAAATCAGAATTTGCATCTTATCTTTTACCAGCATGGATGGTGGGCCGTGAGCCAAAGTTAAAGATCATTCAAGCAACTCACACAGGAGAACTTGCAATTAGATTTGGTCGTAAGGCAAAAAATTTAATTGACTCAGAAGATTATACAAAAATTTTTAAAACAAGATTACAAGAAGACTCAAAAGCAGCAGGTCGTTGGGAAACTGCACAAGGGGGTGAATACTTTGCAGCTGGTGTTGGTGGAGCAATTACAGGTCGTGGTGCTGATCTATTAATCATTGACGATCCACACTCAGAACAAGATGCAATGTCCAAGACTGCTCTTGAAGGAGCTTACGAGTGGTATACGTCAGGTCCTCGTCAGCGTTTACAACCCGGTGGTAAAATAGTTTTGGTTATGACTAGATGGTCAACAAAAGATTTAACAGGCATGCTCGTTAAGAATCAAACAGAGGCTAAAGCTGATCAATGGCACGTGGTCGAATTTCCAGCAATCATGGACCAAGGATCACGGCCCAAGCCTGTATGGCCGGAGTATTGGAAGTTAGAAGAGTTAGAAAAAGTTCAAGCAACTCTACCTGTTGCTAAATGGAATGCTCAATGGATGCAATCACCAACCTCGGAACAAGGTGCAATATTAAAACGTGAGTGGTGGAGAATTTATGAAGGTGAAGATATTCCACAATTACATCATGTCATACAATCTTACGATACAGCTTTTCTTAAAAAAGAAACAGCAGACTATAGTGCTATTACTACCTGGGGTGTTTTCTATCCTAATCAAGACTCACCAGCTAATCTAATATTGTTAGATGCTATTAAAGGTCGGTATGAGTTTCCAGAACTAAGGCGCATGGCTCTTGATCAATATAAATACTGGCAGCCAGAATCAGTTATTATAGAAGCAAAAGCTAGTGGTCTACCTTTGACATACGAGCTTAGACAGATGGATATACCTGTTGTAAATTTTACACCATCAAAAGGTAACGACAAGCACGCTCGTGTAAATGCGGTTGCACCTTTGTTTGAATCTGGTATGGTGTCCTGAGCAAAAGTTTGCTGAGGAGGTCATGGAAGAATGCGCAGCGTTCCCATATGGCGATCATGATGACCTTGTGGATTCTACGACACAAGCGATTATGCGATTCAGGCAGGGCGGTCTGATCGGTCACCCTGAAGATTACGTAGATGAAAAGGCAGAAAAACCTAAAAGGAAGTATTACTAATGGCAGTAAGATTTGGAATGACAATAGCTGAAATAATCGCTCAACTGACGAGAGGTTTTAGATCAGTTGCCGGTAGAGCTCCAGATGGTTTAGAGAAAATAAAAATTCAACAAGAAGCAGTTCAAAGATTTAAGGACATGAACAAGATTGTAGATATGCAAGGTCGAACTCTTGATCCAAGTAAAACTATTATGGGTGGTACACAAGAAGGTGCTGCTCTTAAATCAGGTATCATGAAAGCAACAGGAGCAGGACCTAAAAAAGTTTCAGACAGTATGAAAAAACAGATAGAAGATAAATATGGAATTACATTACAAGGTGATGAAACTATGGGTGAGATACAAAAAATTATTGATGATCTACCAACTAAAAAAGCACAAGGTGGACGTATTGGTTATAAGATAGGTTCTATTGATAAAGCACGTAGAGCATTTTTAAAAACTGTGGGAGTGGTTGGTGCAGGTATCGGTGCATTAAAAACTGGTATACTAGGACTTACTAAAGGTGCAGCACCGGTTGCAACTGAGGCTGTTAAAGAAACAGTAACACAAGCTCCATCGTATTTTTTTGATCTTGCAGCTAAAATTAAAACGTTAGGAAGAATGTCTGATGGTCCTTCTGAGAGAATAAAAGAATACTCTATGAAAGGCAAAGACGGTAAGTCAGAGTTTCTGTTAACAGAAGATATTGGCACAGGTGAAATGCAAATTAAAAAAATTGGTAAAGAGAATGATGAAATGATTTCTGATATCCAAACTATGGAATACACACCAGGATCATCTTTAGCTGATGAAACAACTAAAGGTATACCTGCTGATCAATATGACGAATACACAGAATTTCAATCACGAATTTACAAAGATGAATTTAATGATCCAGACATTGTAGATGGAATTAATGTTGAAGATATTATAAAAGAAGTAAAAGACCAAGCACCTCCAATCAAAAAAGCAGGTGGTGGTATCGCTAGAATGTTAGGAGAATAATGCGTCCTGATAGAATGAAACAAATGATGGCGCATCTTACTCGACCGGGTATGGCTCGTGGTGGACGGATTGGTTTTCAAGATGCAGGTTTAGCTAAATTTGCCAATCCTAATTTAGGAAAAGGAGTTCTTAAAAAAGCTAAAAAAAGAAGACAAATTGTAAAACAAGGTTTATTAGATGATTATTCTGATTTTTTAAAAAATAGAAAACTTTTTAAAAATGAAAAGTATGTGCCAGTTCTTTCAGAACTTAGAAAAACATTAAATGCTGATGAAAGTACAATAAAAAAAGTTATAAAAGAATTACCTAAAAATATTCAAAAAAATATACAACCGCCTAAGACAGGAGATAGTCCACTAAAAAAACGTGGTTTAACGGATGCTCAATTAGATTTTTTTTCTAAAAATTATAAAGATAAATCTTTAATGCAAATGACTCAAGAGTTAATAGGAGATAAAAATATAAATTATGAAAACCCTAAATTTAAAAACTTATATGCAAAATTATTTCGTTTTAATAAATATTTAGTTGATAGAGGAGTTATTGAAGGAGTTCCAAGAACTTTTGCTAAAAAAATAGAGGGTGTGCCAGAACTAAGAAATAAAGGACAAGCTTTTAGAAAGTATGAGGAGGCTCAAAAAGCCTTAATGAAATTAGATCCAAAAACATATGGTAAATATAATACTCCTGCAGGGTTAGATTCTGCTTTAAAAAAAATGATAAATTATAAACAAGTAAGAGCTGCAACTGGTAATTTACCAGATGATCTTTTATTAAGTTTTGAACATTATCAAGGTCTTACTCCTGGGTTTATAACTCAAGATCCAACTGCTTTAAGTAAAGTAGGTTTAACAGGTAGAAAATATAATTGGCAGATAATGGGCAAAGATGGAAAATATAGCCCATACACGACTGTAAAAAGATATCTAGGAACAGCAAAGGAATTAATTAAAAAAAATAAAATAAAAGAAGCAAAAGAGGCATTAAAAAAAGTAAATATTGTTTATGATGATATTCAAAAAGAATTAAAAACTGTTGGAAGAAAAGAATTACCTAAATATAATATTAAAAATAATAAAATTATAGAGGCTAATTTAAAAGGAGTTTTTAAACAACAAACTCTTGATAAATCTTTTGAAGGTTATTTTAAAAATATTGCAGGTTTTGCTACTAAAGAAGATTTAGCTGCTGTTAAAAAAGTACAACCAAATGTTGCTAAGGTTTTAAATTTATATCAAAAAGGAAAAACAAAAGAGGCGTCTAATTTTATAAAAAAAAGAGTTCCACAGATAACAGAGACAACTAGATATGGAAACATAGCTATTAAACCCGGAGAACTTTTTGCAAACCCTATGTTTAGCCCAGGTGTTTTAGGAGAAGCTTTTAAAACTATACCAACTCCACTTGGTGCTGTAGGATTAACAGCAGGTTTTGGTGTAGATCCAACATCCGCAATTGATAGAGCTAGTATTGCAGCAGAAGCAGCTTTTGCACCAGCACTTGTAAAACAATCTGCAAAGATGGGAGCTGCACAAAGATTATTTAATTTAGGTTTTAATCCTAGAATGGCTATGCGTATAGCAAGAGTAGCATCACCACTTGGTATTGCATCATTAGCTGGTGAAGGTGTGTATCAAGCAGGTAAGTTTGCTAAAAAAAGAATAGCTGAATTAAAAGCAATGACACCAGAAGAAAGACAAGAATTAAGAGCACAACAAGAAGCGTTAGCATTTGAAGGTGCTAGAGATGGTGGTTTGATAGGAGATAAATCAGGCCCACCACCAGAATCAGGGCCTAACTCACAAGGGTTGCCTTCATTATTAAAACGTGTTAAGAAATCATAGGAGTATTAAATGGCAGATATAGATAAAGGACTCCCGAACACTAGAACTAAAATTGATGTTCCTTCAGAGGAGGAAATCAAAGAGATTGATGTTCAGGAAGAAGTTGTAGAAAAAGGACCAGTAGAAGTTATTCCAGAAGAAGATGGTGGAGCAACATTAGACTTTGAACCGGGAGCAATCAATATACCGGGCACAGAAAATCATTTTGATAATTTAGCAGATATCTTACCAGATGACGTATTAGAACCAGTTGGTAATGAGATGGTGCAAAATTATATGGATTATAAATCTTCTAGAAAAGAATGGGAGCAATCTTATACAACTGGTTTAGATCTTCTAGGATTTAAATACGAAAACAGAACAGAACCTTTTCAAGGAGCAAGTGGTGCAACACACCCAGTGTTAGCAGAGGCAGTCACACAGTTTCAAGCTCAAGCATACAAAGAATTATTACCAGCAGATGGACCAGTAAGAACACAAGTTATCGGTGTTAAAAATCCACAAACAGAACAACAAGCGACTCGTGTAAAAGATTTTATGAATTATTTAATTATGGATCAAATGCAAGAGTATGAAGCAGAGTTTGACTCTATGTTATTTCACTTGCCTCTTGCAGGATCTACATTTAAAAAAGTTTATTATGACCAACGTTTGGGAAGAGCGGTATCTAAATTTGTACCCGCTGATGAATTAATCGTTCCGTATACAGCTACCTCATTAGATGATGCGGAAGCGGTTATTCATACTGTAAAAATTTCTGAAAATGAATTAAGAAAACAACAAGTTTCTGGTTTTTATAGAGACGTAGAGTTAGGTCCACCAGGAATGGATTCTAATGATGAATTAAATAAAAAAGAAAGAGAATTAGAAGGCACTAAAAAAACTGGTAAGCAAGAACCAATTTATAATATTTTAGAGTGTCACGTAAATTTAAATTTAGAAGGTTTTGAAGAAGTCGGTGGTGATGGTCAACCGACTGGAATAAAATTGCCCTACATAGTAACTGTAGAAGAAGGCAGCCGAGTAGTACTCTCCATACGGAGAAACTATGCGCCCAATGAT